GGTGGCCGAGGCTGTCGGGTGCAGTGAGCCGACGGCCCGAAAGGTCTTTGCGGCGCTTGCCGGCGAAGTGAAGGCCGAGGCCGATCTCTTCGGCAACGCGCCGGTCCAGACCAGGACACCCTCGCCCGAAGCCGCCACTCTGCCGCAAGCTCCCACCGCGCCAGCCCGGTCAAGGGCTGGCCGCAAGTCCTGGAAGCCCGACCGCTTCGACCGCGAGAAGGTCTCCGTTCTGATCGCGGCCGGCATGACGGTCGAGCAGATCGCCAAGGTCCTCGGCAAGGCCCCTCCGACGATCCGCCGTCACTTTCGCGAGGAGATCGAGACCGGCGCCCTGAAGAAGGAGGCCGAGCTGATCGAGTTCCAGTATCGGGCCGCCAAGAAGGGCAGCGTCGCCGCCCAGAACGCCATGTTCGACCGACTGAAGCGCGCCCGGGCCAAGGAAGCCGCCGCCGACTTTGCCTCGCGCCAGGCGCCGCCTGATGCGCCGGCTGATGGACCTTCGCCGCCCAGGCCGCCGGCGCATCCGATCATTCCGTCGGCCAAGATCGGCAAGAAGGAAGAGAAGAAACAGAAGGCTTTCGACGCCATGCACGATCCATCGTGGGGTGGCGATCTTGTCCCGAGAACTATGGGCGGCGGTCCCCCGACCACCGAGACGGTCCAATGAGCGCCTATTTTCGCGACGGCATCGAAATGATTGAAGTCGCGGCCGGCTCCTTCGTCAACCGCGTTTCCGCCGAGCGGCTCGGTCTGGTCCAGCGGCGCGTGCCTGCCTCCGTTGCGGCGCGCGCCGATGGTGCGGCCGATGCCCCGGTCAAGGCGATGCGGCAGAGCGAGGTCTCGCCCGCGCTGCGCAAGGCGATCGGTGCGCTCCTCAAGCTCAAGGCGTCGTCGAAGGTGATCGCCAAGCAGTTGGGCGTGGACGTCGAGGTGGTGAAGGCCGTCCGGTACGCGGCATGACGAACCCCCTTCTGCTGCCGGCTGCGGCGGGCTGGTCGACGGCCTGTCCGGACTGGCGCGAGCGCCTCATGACGGGGCGGTCGCTTGTTCCGACCCTGCCGCTGTTTCAGGACGAGGCAGACCGAGGCACTCGCATCTTCGGCCGCATGAGGGTACCCGATGCCATCGGCCAGCCGCAGATGCGGACGGCCATGGGACCATGGGTGTTCGATATCGTTGCGGCGCTTTTCGGCTCCTATGATGTCGCGCGACATCAGCGCATGATCCGGGAGCTTTTTCTTCTTCTCCCGAAAAAGAACGGCAAGTCTACGATTGCCGCAGGTCTGATCATTACGGCGGGAATCATCACTTTCCGCCCCAATTCGCGGTACGTCTTCATTGCACCGACGAAGAAGGTCGCCGAAAATGCCTACGGCCAGGCGACGCGGATCATCAAGGCCGACCCGGTCCTGGACGCATCGTTCGATATCCGATCGGCGATGCGCCTGACCAACCTGACCAATGATTCCGTGGTGGAGGTGAAAGCTGCCGACACGGATACGGTCACCGGCGGCATCCATGTCGGCGGGGTTATCGACGAGACGCATGAATTCGCGCGCAATTCGCGGGCGGAAGGGATCTTCGCCGAAATTCGCGGCGCGCTTGGCGCCATCCCGGATGGGTTCCTCATCCAGATCACCACCCAGTCGAAGGCGCCGCCGACCGGCGTCTTCAAGCAGGAACTGGAGATGGCCCGCGCCGTCCGCGACGGCGACGTCTCGTCCGCGCTCCTGCCGGTTCTCTACGAGTTGCCGACCGACATTTCCAGAAACGGCGGTTGGAAGCGGCGCGAGTACTGGCATCTGGTCAATCCCAACCGTGGAACTTTCAACGAAGGCTTTCTCGTCGATCTTCTCGTCAAGGCTGAACTCTCTGGCGGCCTTGAGCTTCTCGCCTCCCAGCACTTCAACGTGCAAATCGGCACCGTCATCAAGTCGGAAGGTTGGGCCGGGTCGCTCTGGTGGGAGAAGCGGGCCGACACATCGGTCACGCTGGCCCGCCTCAAGGCCGAGTGCGAGGTGCTCGTCGTCGGCTTCGACGGCGGCGGCGCGGATGACTTCGCCTCCATGACGGTCGCCGGCCGGTTGAAGTCCGATCCGTCCATCTGGCTCGCCTGGAGCAAGTCCTGGGTTTACCGGCGGCTCGCCTGGGAGGTCAATGGCGAGCCGGCGCTCCGTCCGCAGCTGGCGCAGGAGCTCGAAGATCTGGCGCGCGCCGGCGACCTCGAGATCGTCGACGAGCTGGGCGACATTGGCCCGCTTGTCGTCAACCAGATCGAGGAGATCGACCGCACCGGGCTTCTGGCGCTCGTCGGCATGGACCCGTCTTCGGGCGGCGTCGGCATGCTGGCGGACGCCCTGACGCTGATCGGCGTCTCCAACGACAAGGAGCGCGACAGTTCCGGCTATGCGCGGCTCGTGCCTGTGTCGCAGGGCTGGAAGCTTCAGTCGGCGATCAAGTCGACCGAGGTCAAGCTCTCGGCCAAGCAGCTCTGGCACGGCGACCAGCCGAGCCTGAACTGGGCGGTCAACAACGCCAAGACGGAAGTGAAGGGCAACGCGCTCTACGTGACGAAGGAAGCCAGCGGCCGGGCCAAGATCGACCCGCTGATGAGTCTCTTCGATGCGGTGGCGCTGCTCCTTGAAAACCCGACCGCGCCGGTGGTCCGATCGGTCTACGAAGACCGTGGACTGCTGGTGCTTTGAGGATGACGCATGTCTGACGAAACGACCGGGACCACCTCCACTCCACCGGCTCGGGAGACCGGCTGGTCGGTGACGCTTGACCGCGCCGACATGGCGCTGATCGCCGGCATCGGTCTCATCGGTGCCGGCGGTGCGGCGCTTCACTGGGCTCTCCCCGTGATCGCCATCGGCGGCGCTCTCGTCGTCTGGGCCATTCGGTCCGGCCGCTGACAAGGGAGACGAAGCACCCCATGTCGCTCGTTCGCGCGCTGACCCGAGCCTTCGATGTGCAGCCTCGCGCGGGCACGGTCGATGTGGCGCGCTCGGTCGCGGGCACGCCGGCGCAAGGGTTTTTGCCGGTGTTGGGATCGGTGCCGTCGGCGACGGGCCTTGCCATCAACCAGGGCTCCGCCCTGACGGTCTCGACCGTCTATGCCTGCGTCGCGCGGCGGGCGAAGGATGTGGCGCGCTGCACGCCGGGCCTGTTCCGGCAGGGTGACGACGGCAAGCAGGAACAGATCCACGATCATCCGCTGGCGCGTCTGTTTCGCCGACCCAATCGTCTGCAGACCTGGTACGAATTCGCCATGCAGGTCGAGGCCTGCTATCTCCTGAAAGGGAACGGCTACGTCGTCCTGCTGCGCGACCATCGCGGCACCGTCGTCGAGATGATCCCGGTCAACCCGGACAACGTGCTGGTGCTGGAGGCCTCCGACGGCTCGATCTTCTATCAGGTCAATCGCTCCGGCCTCTTCCAGATGGCCGTGCTGCGCGACCAGCCCATTGCCATTCCCGAAGAGGACGTCCTCCATCTTCGCGGCATCACGCTGAACATGACGGTCGGCCTGTCGACCATCGGCATGGCCCGCGACGACATCGGCCTGGCGATGGGCTTCACCCAGCAGGCGGCGCGGCTGATGTCCAACGGCGCCCGCCCGTCCGGTGTGTTGAAAACCGACAAGCAGCTGTCCGTCGAGGCGGCGGCCCGCCTGAAGGCCCAGTGGGAAACCTTGAAGGCCGGTCTCGCCAATTCAGGATCGACCGCGATCCTCGAGGAAGGCCTGACCTGGACGTCTCTGGCCCTCAATTCGGTCGATCTTCAGTTCATCGAGCAGAAGAAGCTGCAGGTCGAGGAGGTCGCTCGCTTCTTTGGTGTGCCGCTGCACAAGATCGGGGTGTTCGGGTCGGATGCCAAGATCAAGCTGGATCAGGCCGACCAGGCCTATGTGAACGACACCGTGATGCCCGATTGCGAAATGTGGGAGCAGCGGCTTGAGCGGGTCTTCGATCTGGACGACGAAGGTTTTTCCGTCAGTCTCGACGAGCGCAACCTGCTGCGCGCCGAGGAAGCGACCCGTATCAACAACGGCCGCCTCGCGGTCTTGTCCGGCCTCATCACCATCAACGAATGGCGCGCCCGCGAAAGCCTGCCGCCGATGCCGGGCGGCGACGTCCTGCTCCAGCCCGTCGGGCTGGCGGCGCTCGGGTCCAACGTCAGCGGCACGGCGCCCGACGGCGCGGGCCGGCCGGAGGATGGCGACATGCCCGACCCCGGATCGTCAGGCGCAAAGGAGACGCGATGAACGCCGTTTCGTCCAGGATCATTCACAAGACGGTCGCCGTCGAGGCGGGGGAGGTCGGCGACCGTCAGGTCCGCGTCGTCATCTCGACGCCCGCCGTCGATCGCGCCGGCGAGATCGTCGTCCAGTCCGGCCTCGATCTCACCGCCTATCGTGCCTGCCCGGTCGTGCTGTGGCAGCACGATCCGAAGGAGCCGATCGCCCGCTGCATCGATCTCGCGGTGTCCGATACCGAGACCGTCGCGACGGTGGAATTCGCGCCCGAAGGCGTCAGCCCGATGGCCGACAAGATCTACGGACTGGTCAAGTCGGGTGTCGTCAACGCCGCCTCCGTCGGCTTCGCGGCCATCGAAACCGAGCTGATGCCGGGCGGCGACAAGAAAAAGGGTCCGTTCAAGTACCTGAAGTCGGAGCTGATGGAGTTTTCCTTTGTCTCCATCCCCGCGAATCGCGGCGCGGTCATTCTGGAGCGTGCGGCCAAGGAGCAGTCCGTCATGAACAACGTCAAAGGCAAGCCGATCGTCAAGGCGCTGATCGCCCGTCTTGGCGGCGGCACCACCACCAAGGGTCTCTATGAAGTCGGCCGGCTGGCCTCCCTGCTGGAATCTCTCGGCTGGCTCGAGGAGAGCGTCGAGTGGGAAGCCGAGTGGGAGAACGATGGCTCGCTGGTGCCCGCCGCCCTTGCGGCGGCGCTCGCCGCTCTCGGCCGCGTGCTCATCGACATGACGATCGAGGAGGTGACCGAGATGATCGGCGCCGAGACGGCGGAGGTCGAGGCCGCCGCCGTCGATGCCGACGTCGCCAAGGCGTTCCGCGCCGGCTACGCCGCGACCATGAAGGCCGGCAAGGCCATTTCGAAGAGCAACGCCGACAAGCTCCGCGAGGCCTGCAAGTCGATCCTGGCGGGCCATGACGTCATCGTCGGCCTGATCGGCGACGGCGAGGCGGAGGACAATGCCGAGGAGGCCGAAGACGATCCGGAGACCGAGGACAAGGCCCAGTCCGCGCCTGTGCGGCGCCGGCTCCACGAGGTCGAGGTCTTGAAGCTCGCGCACCCCTGAGGCCAGGCGGTACGCCGCTGGCCCTGATGAATTCTGCCGTTGGCAGAAGCCTGACCCGGCCCTTAGGCAAGGCTGCCCGCGAACGTCCCGCGACGTGCGCAATCCCTGAGATGGAGTCCCACATGACCATGCTTGCTGTAAAGCCAGCTGAAAAGCTTGCCGCCGTGCAGGCGAAGCGGGCTGAGACCATTGATCGGCTGTCCACCCTGGCGGTCAAGGACGGCTTCAGCGCCGAAGACCAAGTCGCCTTCGATTCGGTGAAGAAGGAAATCGCCGATCTCGACGCGCAGATCCTGCGCATCAAGGACATGCAGGCCGAGCTGGCCAAGACGGCCCAGCCGTCGCCGGGGCGGACCGATCACCGCACCTTCGCCGCGCCCGAGACCGACCCCTATGTCAAGGACAAGTCGCTTCTCATCGGCGGCATCGCCAAGTCGATCGCGCTCGGCGGCGGCAACGTCTTCACCGCCCGCCAGGCGGCGATCGAGGTCTATGGCGAGAGCCACCCGATCGTGAAGGCGCTCGGTGCGTCGGTCGGCGCCGCCGGCGGCTTCATGGTGCCGCCCGACGTGCTGGGCGAGGTGATCCCTCTGCTGCGTGCCCGCGCGGTCGTGCGCAACGCCGGTCCCCGCATAATGCCGATGCCGCGCGGCACCATGACGCTGCCCGGCCAGGCGTCGGCCGCCTCGGCGACCTACGGCTCGGAAACCCGCGCCATCACCCAGTCGCAGCAGACCCTCAACCAGATCGTCGCCACCTACAAGAAGCTGACGGCGCTGGTCCCGATCACCAACGACCTGATGCGCTGCGCCAAGCCGGCCATCGACGCCTTCGTTCGTGACGATCTCGTCAAGGTCATCGCCCTGCGCGAGGATCTTGCCTTCATCATGGGCGACGGTACGCAGGACACGCCGCGCGGCTATCTGTCCTTCGCCAACGGCTGGGTCAAGGCCGGTGGCGGCACGGTCGGCGTCTGGCTGTCCACGGCGGCCTCGACGCTGGCGGTCAACGGCACCGATCCCGCCAATTCGACGGGCGGCAACTTCATCACCTCGACGGCGTCCTTCACGCTCGCGACCGTCGCCGCCGAACTGGCCGGCGCGGTCAATCGCCTCGACACCGCCAACGTGCCGCAGGACAAGCGCGTCTGGTTCATGCACCCGCGCTCGAAGAACTACCTGTACAATGTCCAGAACTCGCTTGGCGTCTACGTCTACCGCGACGAGATGTCGCGGGGTACGCTGCTCGGCTATCCCTTCGCCACCACGACCCAGATCCCGGTCAACATCTGGGACGCGGCGGCGTCCAACAAGGATCTGAGCTTCGTGTTCCTCGCCGAGATGACCGAGGACATGATCTTCGACTCGATGCAGATGGAACTGACCGTCAGCCGCGAAGGGTCCTATGTCGACTCCACCGGCGCGACCATATCGGCGTTCCAGTCCGACCAGACGCTGATCCGGGCGATCTCCGAGCACGATCACCAGCTGCGCCACGATGCCGCCGTCGCGGTCATCCAGGGCGTGCGCTGGGCTCCCGCCATCAGCTGATCCGCCTGATCCCCGGAAGGCGGCGCCGCCGCCTTCCGCCGCCCGCGACGGGCAGTCCTGTCCATCCCCTTCGGAGATCTCATCATGGCTGATATCGTGCTCCAGCGCGATGTGGCGAGCCTTGGCTCGCTCAAGCGTCTGTCCGCCGCCGCCTCCGCCACCGCGGCCAGCACCGGCGATTCCACCACCACGACCGGCGTCACCATCGACCGCGCCGCCTTCGCCGGCGGCTCGCTGCCGAACGCGCTGGCGCTCTCGGTCCTCTATGAGGCCACGCTCGCCACCTCCAAGACGCTGTCCATCGGCTACGCCGTGCAGGACAGCGCTGACGGCAGCAACTGGTCCGACTATCAGACGGCGACCTATGCCGCCGTCGCCACCGGCGCGACCGCCGCGTCGGTGGTGGTCGGCGAGTTCGAGGTCGGCGTCAACCTGTCGTCCGCCCGCCGCTATGTCCGCGCCAACTTCGCCCTCGATCTGTCTGCGACCCAGACGGATACGGCTGCGGCGCGCGCGGCCGGCTTCTTCGCCGGCTTCGACCGTCTGCCGCAGTGACGGCCGGCGGGATGTCCGAGACCCAACCCCCGGGCGGCGCGCTGTCGCCGCCCGACCCCATCCTTGCCGCCCGGATGGACCGCGCCCGCCAGCGGTCCGTGATGATCGCCACGCCGATCGCCCGCAATCCGGTCTGGCAATACACGCAGTCGATCCTGTCGACGGTCGCGACCCTGCACGGGCTCGGCATCCGCGTCACCTGGCAGTTCGTCATCGGATCGAGCGTGATCCACAAGGCCCGCAACGAGCTGTGCGGCCACTTTCTGATGTCCGACTATTCCGACCTGCTCTTCGTCGACGACGACATGGAATGGTCGGCGGGCGATGTGGTGCGCCTTCTGGCCAGCGACAAGCCGGTCATTGGCGCCGCCGGCCGCATGCGGATCGAGAAGCCGAACGCGGACCCAACCGTCTGGTGCTGGCGCCCCGATCGCGGCGGCGACGGCGATCTCATCCAGGACGACATGGGGGCGCTGCGCGCCAAGGGCGTCGGCGCCGCCTTCCTCATGATCAATCGCGGCATCCTGCATCGAATGGCGCTGGATCATCCGGATTGGAAGCGCCCGGGCGCTTCGGACTGGCCCCAGGACCTGCGCGATCACTACTTCGAGTTTTTCCGCCCGGAAAGCGGCCCGACGGGAGAGATGTCCGAAGACTACGTCTTCTGCGAGCGCGTCCGCGCCGACGGCGGCGAAGTCTGGGTCGACCCGACCATCGGTCTCGGCCATGTCGGATCCTTCAACTACCGAGGCAAGCTCGAGGAGATCCTGGAGGGGTCATGATCAGTGTCACCATCACCCGCGACATGCGCCCGTTTCGCGCCGGCGAGGTCGCCCATCTTGACGACGACGTCGCGCGCCAGCTCGTGCGCGACGGCGAGGCGACCGACCCGCGCAGCTTCCCTGTGGGTGAGCCGGTCGATGCGACGTCCGACGCGCCCGCCAGCCGCCGCTATCGCACGAAGGGGTGACGGATGGGCTACCGCATCGTCAGCACGGTGACCACCCCGGCGGCGAGCCGCAATCTCGTGTCGCTCTCGACGGTCAAGGCCGATCTCGGCATCACCGTCTCGACCTATGACACGCAGCTGGCCAGCCTGATCGCCCGAGCGTCGGCGGCGATCGAACAGGCCTGCAATCGCGTCTTCACCAGGGAAACCCTGCGCGATGAGGTCTGGCCGGATCGGGAGGCCTTCCCCTACCAGGTGCCGGGCGGCATCGCACCGTTGCAACTGTCGAGATTCCCGATCGTGTCGGTCGCGTCCGTCACCGAAAACGGCGACGCCCTGACGGTCGATACGGACTATGTCGTCAACGCGGCCATGGGGACGATGCTCCGCCTGGGCGCCGATGCCTGGCCGAAATCCTGGCCGACGTGGAAGCTGATCGTCACCTATGAAGCCGGCTTCGCCACCATCCCGGCGGACATCGAAGACGCGGCGTCTCGTCTCGTCAAGCGCCGGTACTACGCCAGTCGGCGCGACGAGACCTTGAAGCGTGAAGTCGTCCCCGGCGTGCTGGAGCGGGAATGGTGGATCGCATCCGGAGGCGACGCCGGCAACCTGACGCCCGACATCGCCGACATCCTCGACAATTACCGCGTCCCCGTCGTCGTCTGAGGAGCATCATGGACCCCGTCGCCGCCCGCGCCTCCTATCGCGATGCCTTCACCGCGGCCGCCGTCTCCGTCACGCTGGCGCGCGGCGGGTCGTCGGCGACGGTGCTCGCCCGCCTCGTCGACTGGACGGCCGAGGAACTGCAGGCCGGCATCATGCAAGGCCGCCAGAAGGTGCTGCTCCTCGCCGAAGACCTGGAGACCGCCTCCTTCCCGGTGCCGCCCAAGAAGGGCGACACCCTCACGGTGGCGGGCCGCAAGCTCGCCGTCGACGCCGTCGACCCCAACACCCGCGCCATCGCCGGCCTCGTCATGGCTTGGCCGGTGATCTGCCTGGGGGCTTGAATGGAGACATTGATGCAATCCCTGAAGGGTGAATACAGCAGGCGGTCTGCGTTCGTCGTTGTGGCCGATGGTGATGGCCTTCGCAGCGCGCTGTCCGTGCTGCGCGCCGCCGGCTACGGTGTCAAACCCATCGGCCAAGGCGACGTCAATGGTCGTCGTCTGATCCTGATCAACGGCGATGCCTTGCCGGCCGAGTGCGAGGTCGGGATGAAACTCGTGGACGTCGAGATGGTCACAGAGACCTATGGCCGGCAGAGCATGGTCAAGGTGGCGGGTATCGTGGTCCTGCGTGACATGACCATCGACGATTTCGTCCACGCCTGATGCCCACTACCGTCTCCGCCGATTCCATCGACCGCACGATCACCGCCCTGCTTTCCGGAGGTCTGTCGATCGAGGCGCAGGAGACCGCCGCAGCCCGCTTCGCCGAAGCCAGGATCCGCGAGGCCGAGGCGGCGAACCGGGGGGCGAGCGGCCGCAAGGTCACCTATCGGCTGACCGTCGACGGCGGCGTAGCGACGCTGCCGCTCGGTCGCGTGCGCCTGACGTCGACCGTCGTCGCCGACTTCTCCTGGCAGCAGGAAATCGTCGACTGGGTCTGGGCCGAGGTGGTCAGGGCCTCGCCCGTCAAGTCGGGCCGCTATCGGGAAAGCCTCCGGATCTATGCCGACGGCGTCGAGCACACCGCGCCGCCGGCGGATGCCGCCGCCGAGGAATGGGTGATCACGGTAACCACGGCCTACGCCCGCAAGATCGAGGGCTACGGCAAGAAGCGCCCGCCGGCTTCGCGGAATGCGCCGAAAGGCGTTTTCCAGGTGGTGGCCGAACTGGCGAAGCGCCGCTTCGACAATCTCGCGGCCATCAAGTTCACCTATTTCATCATCGACAACCCGGCGACCCATATCGGCCGCTGGGCTCACGGTGCCACCCGCGCGCCGACCCGCCGCAAGAACACCTCGTCGAAGTACAAGCGCTGGAATGCCGCCCGCGCCCGCGAGCGCAACCTGCGCAACCCCGCCATCCTCATCGCGTTCCGATAGGGGACCCCGATGCCGAGCGCCTCCGCCCGCACGCTGCTGGATGCCCGGCTTGCCGCCGGCTTCACGCGCTGCCCGATCAAGGACGTCAACGAAGACTTCTCCGTGCCCGATGATGGCGCAGCCTGGGTCGTCGCCGAATATCCGTCGTCACAGGAGGAGCAGATCTCCATCGGCGTCCCCGGCGCCAACGTCTTCCGCGAGACGGGTGGCATGTTGGTCACGCTGAACGCGCCGCGCGGCGACGGCCTCGGCACCGCGCTCGCATGGATCGACGAGATCCGAGACCTGATGCGCGGTCGGCAGTTCTCGGGCGTCACCACCTACGAGGCCTCGCCCGCGGTCATCGACGACATGAACGACAACGGGCTCTATTTCGTCGTCTCGACCGTCGTCACCTACACCTTCGATCGGCTGGGATAACTGCCGGCCTCGCGTTTCCTGGCGAAGTGGTCCCCGGCTCGCCGTCCGGAAATGCGACAGACCAGAATTGCCCATCCGGCCCTTGGGCAAGGCCGCCCGCGAACGCTTGACGGCGTGCGCCATCCTTCAAATGGAGCCCCTTCATGGTCCAGTTGGCCTCCTCCAACCGCTCCGCGCTCGGCTATGTCGCCGAATCGAGCTTCGGCGTCACGCCGGCCAATCCCGCCATCAAGGCGATGCGCGTCACGTCCCACGGGCTGAAGCCCAATGTCGAGACCGTCATCTCCGGCGAGATCCGCGCCGATCGCCAGATCGCCGACGCGATCCTGGTCGGCGCCGGCGCCTCCGGCGACATCGGCGTCGAGCTGTCCTTCAACGCCCTCGACGATTTTCTCGAGGCCGCCATGGGTGGCACCTGGTCGAACACGCCGACCATCGTCAATGCGACCATCGATACCGAGATCTCCGACGTCTCGGCGACGACGCTGACGGTCGCCTCCGGCGGCGCCGCCTTCGTTACGGGCATGCTGACGTGGATGTCCGGCTTCGCCACGGCCGGCAACAACAAGCTCGCCCGCGTCTCGTCCTCGACCGGCACCAGCATCGTCTACCCGTCCTCGACCTTCACGGTGGAATCGGCCCAGATCCCGGTCGGCGCCCGCGTCCGCGTCGTCGGCTTCGAGGGCGCCTCGGGCGACATCGTCGCCGCCGCCTCCGGCCTGACCTCGACCACGCTCGATTTCACCACGCTCGGCCTCTCGGTCGGCGAATGGGTCAAGATCGGCGGCGACACCGTCGGCAGCCAGTTCGCCACGGCCGCCTTGAACGGCTGGGCCCGCATTTCCGCGGTCGCCGCCCACGTCCTCACCTTCGACGTCCTGCCCGCCAGCTGGACGACCGACAGCGGCACCGGCAAGACCGTCCAGGTCTTCATGGGCGACTATCTGATCAACGGCACGGTCAAGCGCTCCTTCACCTTCGAGCGCCAGCAGCAGGACACCGCGTCGACCATCTACGAGCTGTTCGCCGGCCAGTTCGTCGACAAGCTCGCGCTCTCCTTCAAGGCCAAGTCGGTCATCACCGGCCAGATCTCGGTGAAGGGCAAGGCGGCGGCGGCCGGCACGAGCCGCGTCTCCGGCGCGTCCGACGTGGCGGCGCCCACCTTCGACGTCATGAACGCCTCGTCCAACGTCGGGCAGATCATCCTGAACGGCACGGCGATCCAGTCCGTCGGGCCGAACTTCGTGCTGGAAGGCTCCATCAACATCGCCGCCAACGGCATCGAGGCCATTCCGGTCGGCTCGCTCGGGCCGATCGACGTCGTCCCCGGTGAGTTCAACGTCTCCGGCTCGCTCAACACCTATCTCGGCGACACCACCATCCTGTCGCAGCTGATCGCCAACACGGCCATCGGCTTCCAGACCAAGCTCGGCCGCGCCGACGGCAACCGCGAGAGCTACGTCTTCGACCTGCCGCGCATCAAGTGGTCGTCGGGCGGGTCGGATGTCGGCGGCAAGAACCAGCTCCGCCAGACCATGGCCAACTACCAGGCCCTGCGTGATCCGACCAAGACCTACACCATGTCCGCCGGCCGCTTCTGGTACCTGCCGGCCGCGAACTGACGATCGCCCGATCTACAGGCTGTAGTCGGCCCCGATCGTCTGGTTGCAGGTCTTGATGATCTCCCGGAGCGCCGTCATGCGCTCCGGCGCGACGCTGTCCGTCGCCTTCCCCCGCCGATATTCCCAGTAGTCGAGGTCGCACTGTCTGGCTTTGACCGCGGTCTCGATCGCCCGCGCGGCTGCGTCGGCGGCGGCCTGTTTCCGCGCGATCTCGTCGAGATAGGACGTCGCGCGGTCGTAGATCACGATCGCCGAGGCGAGGGTCACGGCGATCGATGCGACGCCGACAAGGATCCTGAGCATCCAGCCTCCTGGTTGCCGAAAGTCTAGGACGCGCCGACCGCGCGTGTCCAGTGCCAGGCATCCCCAATTCGGCCCGCATCGCGGGCCTTTTTCTTGGAGCCCCCATGAAGCTGTCATCCATCGTCGTTGACGCCGCCGCCATCGAGGCCGGGGTCTGGGTGGGCAATCTGCCCTTTCTTGATCCAAGGGTCCGCGTGCTCGTGCGCGGCGACAACGCCTATGCGGTCGCCGCCGCTCGTGTCGCCAAGGCCCGTGCCGCGGCCCCCGACGCCGCGACGCTGGAGGAGGCGCTCGCCGCGCTCGTCGGCGCCGCCGCCGACCGGGCCGAGGCCGAAATTCTCGCGGAGGCCGTGCTGCTCGACTGGGAGGGCATCGAGGATGATGACGGCCGGCCGGTGCCTTACGACCCGGCCAAGGCTGCCGATCTCTTCGCCAACCCGGACTGGCGGCTGTTGACCGGCGCCGTGCGCTACGCCTCCCGCGAGGCGGCGCGGACCCGCCCGAACGCGGCGGAGGCGCTCGCAAAAAACTGACCGCGCGTCTCGTCTGGCAACTGTCCGGCGAGGCGCGGTACTGGCGGGAGATTGTTGAGGCCTGTCGCGCCAACGGTCACCCGGTGCCGGACGGCGTGCTGCCGCCGCCGCTCGGCCCCGCCGAGGCGCCGCTGATGGATGCCTTCGCCGAGCTGTCGACGACGCGGTCCTTCGGCTTCGGCCTCGGCCCCATCCCCTACACCGCCATCGATCTCTACGCCCGGCGCTTCGGCCTCGATGAACGCCGGCCCGTGCAGTTCGACCTTTTCCGCGCCGTGATCCGCGATCTCGACGCCATCTATCTCGACCACCACGCCCGAAAGACGACCAATGGCAACGCTTGATGAAATCCGCCGGCTGACGATCAAGTTCCAGGCCGACGGTGCGGATGCGACCAAGGCCGGCATCATCGCGGTCGCCGACGCCTACCAGGACGTCGTGGCCGGCGCCAAGGTTCTGGCGACGGTCTCCGACGAAGCCTCGCGCGACGTCATCACCTCCGCCAAGGCGTTCGACAAGCAGACCTTGGCCATGATCGAGGGCGAGCGACAGGCGGCTCGTTTCGCGGCCAATCTCGAAGTGGTCAAGCGCGCCCTGGCGACGGGCGCCATCGACGAGGGCACGGCGGCGAGCCGGATGTCCGTGATCAACGACCGCTTCAATCCCGGTCTGATGGCCATCCGCGATGATGCGCGCAAGGCCGAGGCGCTGCGAGCCGCCCTCGACCCCGCGGCGGCCTCCCTGCAGCGCCTCAACACCGAGCTGGCGGAGTACGCCGCGCTCGCCAGCCGCGGCGCCATCTCGACCGATGAGCTGGCGAAGGCCGAGGCGCTCGCCAAGACCCGGCATGATGCCTATGTCGCCTCACTCACCTCCGGCGCACGGGGCGCCAAGGCCGCGATCGACGGCGTCTATGTCTCCACGAGCAACGTCGCCGCCCAGTTCCAGGACATCGCCGTCCAGATGGCGATGGGCGGCATCTCGCCGTTCCAGATTGCCCTCATGCAGGGCACGCAACTCTCCTCGGCGCTCGGCGCCGATCGCGGCAACAGCCTGAAGGGCGTGCTGGCCGGTCTCGCGTCGGGTTTCGCCGGCCTCCTCAACCCGGTCGGGCTGGCGACCATCGCCATCATCGGGCTGGGCGGCACGATCGTCCAGTGGGCGATGCAGTCGAAGGATGCGACCAGGGATGTCGAGGACGCCTTGAAGGGCGTCGAGGGCGCCATCGGCAGGATCAAGTCCGCCTATCCCGATGCGCTCTCCGGCATCGTCGAGAAGGTCAGGCCGTCGCTGTCGATGTTCGGCGTCGAGTTGGAGCTCGCGTTGGAAAGCGCCAGGAAGGCGCAAGACAAGGCCCTGAAGTCCATGTCGGCCGAGATGAAGAAGGTCGACATGTCGACGCGCTCGGCCCAGTCCTTCTACAGTGAATACGGCGTCGCGGCCCCGGCCGAGGCCAACAGATTCAAGGACATCCAGTCCGCCGTCGACGCCATGCGCGCCTCCGTTCAGGCCGGCAAGCCCGCCTTTGACGCCTATATCATGGCGCTCAAGGATCTTGCGATCAGCAGCCCTGACTCCGATGTCAGGAAGCTGGCCCAGTCGATGCTCGAGGGCGCCAAGAGCGCCCGGACCATGGCGGACGGCGTCCTTGAGGCCGAGGCCGCGCTTCGCAGCATGGATGCCTATCTGCCGAACGCGACCAAGATGCTGGCATCCTTCAACGCTCAGATGGATCTGATGCGACAGGGCGAGCGCGGGCTCGATCGCGGCGCGGCGACGGATGCCCTCGACGCGCAGGCTCTGATCGCCTCCGGCAATGCGCGTACCATGGGCCAAGCGCTCGCGGTTGCCGAAGAGTACGAAAGGAAGCTGCGCAACATCGCGGGCATCGGCGTGCCGCTGCCGCCGACCAAGCCCAACGTCGAGGGGATCAGCGAACGAGGCGGACGATCCGGCCCCGCCCTCGATAAGTTCCAGTCGGCGATCCTGTCGGCGCAAGACCAGTCCAAGCAGATCGAGGCGCAGATCCGGCTCTACGGCATGGAAGGCGCCGCCCTGGAGAAGGAGCGGCTCGCCATCGAGCTGACCACGGCCGCGACCAAGGCGAACATCGCCGCGCGCCTCGCCGACGTCTCGCTGACCCCGGCGCAGCTCGCCGCGATCGAGACCGAGACATCGAAGCGCTACGAGCTTGCGAGGATCCTTGACGAGCAGAAGCAGCGGCAGCAGACGCTGAACGAGGTGTCGGGCTTCGCCGGCCAGTCCTTCCTCACCATCTTCGACGGCGCGCGGAAGGGCGCCGACGCGCTGAAGTCGTCGCTCGACAACGTCAAGGAAAGCCTGATCCAGGCGGTCCTGCAGGCGGCGATCCTCGGCCAGGGGCCGCTTGCCGGCCTGATGGGGATGAAATCGACCACGGGCGGCACCGGCGGGCTCTTCGGCATGATCGCCTCGGCCTTCATGGGGCCTCCCGGATCGGGCTCGCTGGCGGGAAACAGCGGCGTCGGCCACAACGCCGCGGGCACCGACGACTGGCGCGGCGGCCTCACCTGGGCCGGCGAAGGCGGGCCCGAGCTGATCAGCCTGCCGCGCGGCAGCCGCATCGCCAGCGCCGACCGCACCATGGAGATGATGCGCGGCGCCGCGGCGGCCTCGGCCGGCGGCGGTACCCGGACCGAAGTCAACGTCCACAACTATGCCGGCGGCGCGGAGCCGACCGTCCAGCGCCGCATGGCCGGCGATCGGGAGATCCTCGACGTGTTCATCCAGGCGGCGCGGCGGGACTTCGCGGGTGGCGGCTTCGACAGCGCCATGCGCTCCGGCTTCGGCGTCCGCCGCCGCACGGTGACCTGACATGGCCGATTGGGACGCCGCCGGCCTGCCGGCCTTCGCCCAGCCCTGGGAGGAGCAGGCGCAGGGCAATGTCGTCGCCTTCCAGCCCGAGCTGGGCCCGGAGATCGTGCGCCGTCGCGGTACGGCGGGCGTGAAGAAGGTCCAGGTGACGCTCGTGCCTGTCCCCTTCGCGTCTTGGGGCGCCGTCTGGACCTTCTACGACACGACGGTCAAGAGCGGCACGCTGCCGTTCACGTTGGTGCACCCAGTCACCGGCGCGACCGTGACGGCGCGCTTCGACCCCAAGGAGCCGCCGAAATACGCCACCCGTGGGCCCACGCTCACCATCTCCTTTCCGCTTCAGATCCTGCCCTGATGACCCGCGCGATTTCGGCCTCGCTGCGCCGCGAACTGGAGAAGGCGGGGACGGAGGAAGTCGTCTTCGTCACCCTGACGCTGACGCACGCGACGCTGGCCGAGGCGATCCGCCTCGTCTGCCATCCCGTCGCCATCGTCGTCGGCGGCGACACATACGCCGCTTCGTGGTTCGACCTCGCCCTGCTGTCCGACAGCGACACCTATCCGCAGACAGCGGTCACCATCCCCAATGTCGACGCGGAGATCGGCCTGGCCATCCGCGCGCTGCGGGGCGATCCGATGCGGGCGGAGATCGCTGTCTATTCCGGTGCCGATTTCGACCTGACGGCCGACCCGATCGTGCCGCTGGCCACGCCGGTCGTCGAGTACCGGGCGCGCCACCTCTTCTTGGTCAACCTCCGGGTCGACCCCCTCGAAATCACCGGGGACATCGTCGCATGGAACTACACGCAGCAGACTTGGCCGGGTCGCCGCGCCACCAAGAACAGGCTTCCGGGCCTGTTCCGGGCGCAGTGATGGGCGCCCCGCAGCGCGCCCGTGGCGGCGCTTGGTGGGCGCCCTATGTCGGCCTCCCCTATGCCGATCGCGGTCGCGCGTTGCGCGGCGTCGACTGCTGGGGTCTGGTCATGCTGGTCTATGCCGCCCATGGCGTCGCGCTCTCCGGCCATGGCGATCCGTCCTGGGGTGAGCCCGGTGGCGTCGCCGATGCCTTCGCGCACGGGCTGGCGGAGGGGCCGTGGCGCCTGCTCGGCGACCGTCCGCCGCGCGCTCTCGACCTGGTCGTCATGACCGGTCTTGTGCGGGTTGGCGGCCAGAAGCGCCGCATGATCGTCCATTGCGGGGTCATGGTCGACGCCGGGCGTCTGCTGCATGTCGAGCGCGAGACCGATGCCTGCGTGCTGGCGATCGACCATCCCCAGATCGCGCCGCGCGTCGCCGCCATATACCGCCATGCCAGCCTGTCCCAGGCATCTGCCGCATGATCGGGGCAGACCTGCGCTCGGCCACCGCGCTGTGGAGCCCGCCCGTCTCGGGTGCGGTACCGGTGCGGCTGAACTATCCTGCGCCCGTGGTCATCGACGCCGTGGTTGCTGACATGGCGCGGCATCTGCCCGACGATTTCCGCGTCCATGGCGTCGTCTGCATCAACGGCGTCGAGGTGCCGCGCCATCTTTGGGGGCGGGTGACGACCAAGCCGGCGACGCTGGCCCGGCCGATCGCGATCACGTTCCACTATCCCCTGCGCGGCGGTGGCCGGGGCGGCAACTCGACCGTCAAGTCGATCGTCGGCATCGTCGCCATGATCGGTCTGGCGATCGTGACGTCCGGCATCGCCACGGCCGGATGGGGTGCGGCCCTGTCGGGCGGCAGCGGCTTTTTCGCCGCCGGCTCCGTCTCGGCCAAGCTGCTGGCCGTCGGCGTTGGTCTTGCCGGCTCGCTCGCCGTCTCGGCGTTGACCTCGGCGCCGGTAACCCGAGCGTCCGCCGCCAACCAGAACTACAACACCGACAACGCGGAAGCGGCGGCGGCCGGAGGTAACGTCCTCGACCCCGGTGGGCCTGTCGTCCGGGTCATCGGCACGCGCCGGGTCTATCCGCAGCTGGCCGGTCAGCCCTTCGTCGAGTTGGTTGACGACGATGAGTATGTTTCGGCGCTCTATGTCCTCAACGGTCCGCATGCCCTGTCCTCCATCCGCCTCGGCGAGGCGACCATTGAGTCCGCCAATGACGTCACCTACCAGACCCGCGAGGGCTGGGACGGCGACACCCAGATCGACCTGATCACGCGCCAGGCCGTCACCGCGCAGACCCAGACCGAGTTGATCGGCTTCACGGTCGACAGCGAGACCCCGACGCGACTGAAGCATCAGTCGGTGCCGGCATCGGATATCCCCGTCTGGCAGGGCGTCGCGTCCGCCAAGGAGCCGGACGAGATCTGGATGCACTTCACCGCGCCCTCGGGCATCTATGCCACGTCGGGCTCGGGAGCGAATGTCGGCGTGCCCATCCGCATCCGCATTCGCCAGCGCGGCACCACAACCTGGACCAATTTGCCGGAGCTGATGCTCTCCGGTTACCGGACCGGCGTGCAACTGCGGCGCGCCGTGCTGCTGCGATGGGCGGCCGCGCCGGAAAGCATGCCGGCCGTGCCGTCGAAAAACGGCTTTGTCGCGGCCTGGAAGCTCGTTCCCGGGCAGAGCGCCTACCTGCCGGCGACGTCGGGATGGGCGGCCAGCGGCTATTTCTCGGCGGGGTCCGGCAATGACGCCGTTTATCGCGGCGTCGAGGGCTCGACCTACCTGCGCAACATCGCGCTCTATGACAACCGCGTGGAAATCTACCTCGATGAGGCGACGTTCCCGCGCGACAGCTATGAAATCGAGGTGATGCGCGGCGCCGCCGTGCCGCTCGCCAGCTTCAGCTTCTCCGCCTACACCCTGTCCGGCACGGTCTACGACCTGTTCGGCTACTACCTGTCGTCCGACGTCGCCACCATCCTCGACCAGACGGCCTACGCCACCGCGACCTACCTGACCCGCGTCGTCTCGATCTGGAACGAGCACCCCATGCCGGTGCCGGGCTTCGCCTGCGTCGCGATCCGCGCGCGCAACCGGCGGGTCGAGCAGGTCAACCTGCTCGCCTCGGGCTATGTCCGCGACTGGGATGGGACGGGCTGGAACACCTGGACAACCACCAGCAACCCGGCTCCGCACTACCGCGACCTGCTGGTCGGCCCCATGAACCTTGATCCGATCGAGGCCGATCTGGTCGATGACGCGATGCTGGTCGCCTGGCGCCAGCGCTGCATCGACCAGGACTACACCGTGGATGCCGTCATCGAGGCGATGCGCACCGACGACGTCCAGAACCTCATCGCGTCCTGCGGCTACGCCCGTCCCGCCCAGTCCGCCGACGCCTATTCGGTGGTCATGGACTATGACCGGTCCAGCGAGGATCCGCCGCTGGTCTTCACGGCCCGGACGATGTCCGGGTTCCGGTTCGAGAAGGCGTTCCCGCGCCTGCCGCACGGCACGATCGTCAGCTATCGCGACGCGTCGCTCAACGACAAGCAGACGCAGATCTTCGTCTACCGGCCGGGCTATGACGGCGGCGACGAGGGGCGGTTCGAAAGCGTCACCTATGACGGCCTCGTCGACGAGGCCAAGGTCAGGTCCCGCGCCTTCTTCGACCTGTCGCAGGCAATCTGGCGCTCGACCTTCTACAGCTTCACGATTTCGGCGGAATCTCTGCGCGTCCGCAAGGGCGACCTGGTCGCTGTCCACCACGACATGTTGATCCGCCAGGCGGGGACCGCGCGCATCAAGGCGCGGGTGCTCGACCTCTCCGGCGATATCACCGGGCTCGTCCTCGACAGCCTCGTGCCCGTCGCCGACGAGCCCGACATGCTCGGCGTCGCCGATATGCTGGATGTTGCGGACATGCTGCTGGTCGGCGCGTCAACCGGGATCACCATCCGGCGCGCCGACGGGTCCATTGTCGTCCTTGAGCTGTCCGGCGTGACCGCGGAAACGGCGACAGTGACCTTCGCCGCGCCTGTGGTCGACACCATGGTCACCGGTTCGGTGTTTGACGGCGGCCTCGTGCCGGCCGTCGCCGAAGGGTGCCTCGTCGCCGTCGGCCCGCTCGGCAGCGAGACGATCAGGTGCGTTGTCCAGGACGTTAACCCAGGCCGCGATCTGACGGCCCAGATCACTTGCGTCGACGAGGCGCCGGAATTGTGGGGCGGCGGGTCGCTCATCCCGGCCAGCGCCATCCTCTATGGCCGCGAGGCCGTGATGCTGGGCGACGACTACGTCGTCGACGGCACCTGACCTCATTTCGAGAAAAGAGACCTGAATGGCCGTTGATCGCTTGATCCCCGGGAGCGGCGCCACGCCGCCCGTGACCGGGCCTGTCTTCATGGACGCGACCGCCGAAGAGATCCTGGCGCTCTGGGATATCGCGTTCCTGCGCCTCAGCGTCGACACGGGCGCGAGCTCGGCCAATCTGATCGTCGCCACCATGTCGCCGGCGCCGACGGGGTCGCTGGCGGACGGCATGCGGGTCTCGTTCGACGCGCCCTACACCAACACGTCAACGAGCGTCGTGCTGCGTGTCAACGGCGTCGACAAGACGGTCTACGATTATGGTGGCGTGGCACCGCTGATCGGCCAGATCGCCGCCGGCCGCACCTACGCGGCGGAATACAGCGCTGCATCGGCGGGGTGGCGAATTCTCGCACCGCTCGTCACCGGCGCGATCTTCGATTCCCAGACCTATACCTCCTCCGGAACGTGGCCGAAGCCGGCAGGAATATCGCCGACGGCCCTGGTGCTGATCGAAGGGTGGGGTGCAGGCGGCGGCGGCGGTCCGGATACGCGCGATGGCGGCGGCGGCGGCGGCGGCTATGCCCGCCGGATCATGCTGGCGTCGGAGCTCGGATCCACGGTCGCGGTCACGATCGGTGCTGGCGGCACGGTGGGCGTCGCGGGCGGGAACACGACATTCGGGTCTCATCTGACAGCCTATGGTGGCGGCGCCAATCCGTCCGGGGGGTCCGCCATTGGCGAAGGCGGCGGCGGCGGCGGCGGCGCCTTGTCCGCTGGATCCAATGGCTCCGCTGCCAGCGGCGGCGCTGGCGGCCGTCCGGATGGCGGTGACGCGGGCGTCGCCGGGACATCCGCTGGCGGGTCGTCCGCCATGGGCGGCGGCGGTGGCGGCGGCGGGTCGAATTTCTCCGGCGGCACAGGTTACGCGGGCGGAGACAGCTACGAGGGCGGCGGCGGCGGCGGCGGCGGTCCGGACGGGAAGGGCGGTGACAGCGTCTTTGGTGGCGGCGGCGGCGGCGGATCAGGGTCCGGCGTTGGCGGGGCGTCGAAATATGGCGGAAACGGCGGCAACGCCGGCGTCGCCGGATCGGCGCCCGCGGGCGGCGGTGGGCGCAACGCGGCCGGCGCGCGTGGCGAACTGCGGGTCCGTGTTGTCGGCTGAAAGGGGATACTCATGCGGTGCGCGCATATCGTCGACGGTGTTGTCGTCAATTTCATCGAGGCGGATCCGGATGCATGGAGCCGCGACGACGGGATCGTTGTCCCTCACGGTGGCGACGCGGCTATCGGATGGTCATGGGATGGTACCCGCTTCTCGCCCCCGCCGGACCTGCGCACGCTGGAGGAGGCGCGGGCCGAGAAACTCGCCGCGCTCGCCGCCCGGCGCTATGCGGTCGAAATCGCCGGGACCGTGCTGGACGGGCGCCGCATCCGCACCGATCGCGAGACGCGCGGCGCCATGATCGAGGCGCTCGCCTGCGCCGCGATCGTCGGCGATGCCTGGGCGACGCGCTGGAAGGGCGACGACGGCGCCTTCGTCACGATCGACGGCGCATTCCTCGAGCGCGCCGTCGCCGCCGCCGGGGCGCACCGCTCGGCCTGTTTCGCCCGCGAAGACGCGCTCACGATCGAGATCCTCGCCGCGCCCGACCGCGCGGCGCTCGACGCCATCGACATCGACGCGGGGTGGCCGGCATGACGAAGAACCTCCTGAACGCCGCCGACGCGGCCGCGGTGCGCGCCGCGCTCGGCCTGCTGGAGCCGCTGGCGGCCAACCGCACCTATTATGTCCGCCCCGATGGGTCGAACAGCAACACGGGTCTTGCCAACACGGCCGGAGGGGCGTGGCTGACCCTGCAGAAGGCGATGGACTATATCTCCGGGACCCTAGACCTCGGCCCGTACAATGTCACCGTTCAAGTCGCCGACGGCACCTACACGACGGGCCTTTCTCTCAAGTCCTACCGGGCGACGAGCGGGACTATCACCTTCGTCGGCAATGAAACCACGCCGGCGAACTGCCTCATCTCGGTGACATCAGCCAACTGCTTCGGGAATGCATCCGGGGCGGCCGGGGTCTTCACCCTGAAGGGATTCAAGCTGACGGCCGCCACATCGGGCTGGGGGATGGCGTTCAGCGGGCAGGGAATGCGGGTTTCGTTTAAAAACATCGACTTCGGCGCGTGTGTGACGCGGCACCTCGAGGCCTCGCAAGGCGCGTTTGTCGAGGCGACAGGCAATATCACGGTCTCCGGCAATGCGCTCGTCGGCTTCTGGGCCACCCGGCGCGGGTCGATCTACATGTCCAATCGCACCGTCACCTATCTGAATTCGCCCGCCTACGGCGCGCGGCACTGGAATGCGAGTGAGCAAGGGTGGATCGACGGCTACGGAATGACCTTCGTCAACGGCGGGACGGTCACCGGCAAGCGCTACGAGGTCGACGGTCTCGGCGGGATCTACACGGCCGGCGGCGGTGCGAGCTATGTGCCGGGCGACAGCGCCGGCTCCGAGGCCAACAACGGCAAGTACTACTAGCGGGCGATGTGATCGCTCTGATCAAGACGCTCTTTCGGCACTCAAGAACAAGGGATGCGGCTATGCCTGCGGTAAAATCCACCGGGAACATCGATGCTGGCCTCGGCACAGCCTTGCGCGGCGCCGCGGCGGTGACGCCCAGCGACGCAAACGAGCTGGCCTATCTGTCCTACCTATGGGTCGGCAACGCCGGCAACATCAAGGTGACGATGGCGGATGGTTCGATCGCGGTGTGGACGAATTTCTCCGGCTGGCTTCCCGGCCTCGTCCGCCAGGTCTGGGCGACCGACACGACCGCGACCGGCATCACCGCCGGTTGGCTGTAGGGGGGCGATCATGCTTGGTCTCGGACTATCCGTCCCCGAGGTCGCCGCCCTAGGCAAGGGCGCGGGGGCGCCTCAGTTGGCATGGTGTTTCTCACGAAACGACCTACCAACAAATGAACAGACGGTATCGAGCACCCGGTTCTGTTGCTCCAGACTGGCCGGCTGGACCGGCGCCCGCGCGATCAAAAACCCGCGCTTTGGGTGGGTCAATTGGTACTTGACCAGCGCGACCGGCGCCGAGACGGTGGGGGCGCTGTCTCCCTATACGGTGCACAGGATAGCTCTCCACTGGACCGGCCAAGATCCAATCATCCAGACTGTCACCGCCACGCTTGCGGCCGGTGACACGTGGGAGTGCGACCCTTTTCCGTGTACAATACCAGCGAATACGCAATACTGGATAACCGAGGTTGATGAATATACGGCCGCAGGTAAGCGACCTTTCCAGTATTATTATGCTTCGGCGAAGGGTGAGGGCGGGAACTATTACACGTCGAAGGCATCTGCTGATGCTCTGTTCGACGGAACCTTCACGACGAACAACACACAATTTGGTGTCGGCCCGGCGTACGGGTACGGCGAGCAGGTCGGCGGGAGCCCTCTCCCGTCAGTAGCAATCTCCGGTGACAGCATTGGATCGTATGGGCTTTACGATGACGCGCTTACGGATGGCGTCAACGGTGGCCGCACGGGTGGAGATGCGTACAGCAATCGGGGATATCTGCGAAGGCTCTTGCATGGGCTTAACGGCTACGGCGTGATCGGTCTTGGCAGATCAAATGCCAAGGCGGCGAACGGTTACGGTTCGGATTTTGCGCGTCGGAAGGTCATCCTGCAAAAGGCGTCGACGCACCTAATTTCGCAGCTTGGTCACAATGATAGCCTCCCAAGTGGTGAGGCCGCATGGCAGGCTACCATTACCGCGATGCTCGCTGAGTATGCGACGTATGGTGTACCCGTCTGGCACGCCACGCTATTGCCGACGTCTACGGGCTCGTGGGCCGACGCAGCCAGCCAGACCGCGACGAATGCGACGCTCCGGGAGGCGCAACGAGCCTTTCTGACCGCAAAGGTCGGTGGTGTGCTTGCTGGCGTGATTGACTCGTGGGCTGTAACGTCTCTGTCCGGCGCTGACCTCGGCAAGTGGCGGTCAGACGGTGGCGCGTGGACGCCGGACGGTATCCATCCGAGGGCCATAGGCGCGGCAGCCATTGCAGCCGCACTGACTGTGCCTTTCTGACCTGATCAAGATTGTTGGGGGCTGCGCCCCCGGAAAGGCAAGACGATGCGAAAGATTACCGATCACATCATCAATCCCGCGAACGATCGTATCCAGATCACCGTGCTCGATGAGCCGGGGTCAGGCGGTGCGTCTCACCACTATGCTGTCGATGTCGATGGCTCTGAAAACGGACTCGATGTGCTGTTTCAGAACGGACCCATCGCAGAGGTCGGCGTCAACGGGGTGACCCAAGAGGTGCTGCTTGCGGTCGTCATTGACCGTCTGCGGTCGTTCCAGGCGGGCCCGTTCGCCTGCCGCGAGAACGCGCTGGCGCTGACGAAGTGCGAAGAGGCGCTTCTCTGGCTCAAGTCTCGCACGATGGCTCGTGTCGCTCGTGGCGTCGAAGGCTTGCACGTCGCCTGATGAGAGGGGAGACATCATCATGACGCTGCATATAGCTTTCGGATGGTGGCTCGCCCCGGCGATCGTCACCCTTGGTCTGCTCGCCGCATGGCGGATCTGGGGTGTCCGGATGCAGCCAAATCGGGGTCACCTCTTTCCCGACATCGGTGGCGCCCTTTTCGAGCTTTGCGGCTACCTCGGCGCCGGCCTCGTATCGGCCTTCGCGTGGCTTATCTGGGCGCTGCTGACCTGACCCAGATTGTGGGGGTGCGTGTTCCGGTGCGACGAGCCGTTGAATGAACACGTCGGCCATCCTGGAGAGCGGTTGACATCCGACACCTCTGCCCGGAAGACAGTCAGAAAGATGACGGCTGACCCCATGACGTGCGCGACAAAGTTAACGAGTGTCTATAGCCTCCAGCACGCGGCTTCCGTGCATGGGGGATTCGACATGTCTGAGATCGAGGTGTTCCATTTTGACAGCGACCGACCGAACTTTGAATCGTTTGGACGGCAAAACGGGTTCCGGTACTGGCTTGCATCGGGGTTGATGGAATGTCTCGACTATCAGTCGATGGCGCCGGTTCTGAAAGCCGTCAACAAGGCGATCTCGGCGTGTGCGCAGATCGGGGTTTCGATTCCGGAGAACTTTGAGGAGACCAAGACGGAGACGGGCGGCCGCGATTGGAAGCTGTCGCGCTTTGCGTGCTACCTCACCGTGATGAATGGAGACTCCAAGAACCCGCGCGTTGCGGCGGCGCAGGCATACTTCATCACGATGGCCGAGGCATTCCGGCAGTATGTCCAGGAGGCGGAGGCGGTCGAGCGTGTTCTCATTCGTGGAGAAATGTCCGACCGCGAGAAGGCTCTCAGCGGGACAGCCCATCGGCAAGGTGTCGAGCAATATCAATTCTTCCAGAATGCCGGCTATCGCGGCATGTACAATATGGATTTGAACCAGATCAAGCGGCGCAAGGGCGTCCCGACGGACCGCTCGCCTCTGGACTTCATGGGTGCGTCGGAACTGGCGGCCAACCTGTTCCGGATCACGCAGACCGATGAGAAGATCAAGGCCGAAGACATTCGGGGGCAGAAGCCCTTGGAGCGCGCGGCTGAGGGGGTTGGAAAGACCGTCCGCAAGACGATGCTCGACATCAGCGGCGTGGCTCCGGAATCTCTCCCTCCGGCTCCTGATATTCGGGATGTACGGAGTGGGATCAAGCGATCCGGCAAGGAATACGCCAAGATCGACAAGAAGAAGTGAGAGGCATGTCGATTTTCTCGACCAACAAAGCGGCTGAGAAAATCGACATGATCTGTCACATCTGACCGATGCTGTGGTAGTTGAAGCGGTCAGCGACCATCCGGCCTGCATCGGCGCGGGGATGGACATAGGTTTCAAGGAAGACCTTAGAACTCCGCCACTCGCCAGCCGCCATCGCCGTCCCGATGTCGACGCCGAGCTCTATCGCGGTCGTCGCGAAGGTATGCCGTCCGCAGAGGTGCGGCGACTTATAGGGGATCTCAGCGCGGCGGCAGACGGCCTTGAGGCGCTCCGTCACCGAGAATCGCGATGAGTACCGGAACACCCGGTCGTGCCGCCCACGGCCCGCCTGGAGCCCGCGCAAGCGCTCGGCGACGTCGTCGGTCAGATAGCGCAAGGAATTGGTCCCGGTCTTGGTCTTGACCAGCAGCGCCGTCCGGCTGGTCAGGTCGACTTCGGACCAGCGGAGATTAATCGCCTCGGAAATCCGGGCGGCGGTTGTCGCCATGAAGAGCACCAGGGCGGCGAGGTGTGGGAGGCCGTCGCGGTCGGCCTGACGGCATAGGCTGTGCAGCCAGATCGGCGACGCTGGACGCTTGCGGCGGGGCTTGTCGACCTTGAAGGACTTGATCCGGATGAGGTCGCACCAGCCTCGGTCATAGGCGTGCATCATCACGGCGCGGGCCGGGGTCAGCGCCTGGCGATTGCGGGTGGCGCCTGAGGCGGTCGGATAGAGAATCTCCGCGACCTCCCGGAGGTCGTAGGGGTAGATGGCACGGATCGGGCGGTCGCCAAGGCAAGCGACGATTGGCGCCAGATAGCGGGCCTCGCCGCCTGATGCGAGGTAGCTTTCGGCGGCGTCGGCAAAGGTCCGGACGCCGATCGGAATCAAGGTCACATTGCCGCGATCACTCGCGGCGTCTAGGATGCGGTCAGCCATTTCAGCCTCTTCAGTAGGATGATGTGGTTAGAGCGCGTCGGCGGGTGCCAGCCCTCCGGCGCGTTCGCATGTTGCGGCCGGCGATGTTAACGCCGGGCAAAGCCATCCAAAATTCTGGAGACAATCATGTCGCGCTTTACCGGGCCGGCGGACCTGCGTCACATGGGCGCGGGGCGCTGGCGGTCGTGGCAGGTACTGCGGCCGATCGTCTACGAGATCGGCGCGGAGGGATCCGGCGTCGAGGCCATGGTGCCGGTCGATTTCGAGACCGACGGCGCTTCGGTCCCGCGGCTGCTTTGGCCGCTCCTGCCGCCGACGGGGCGGTATCTGCGGGCCGCGATCCTGCATGACTATCTCTACACCCGGATCAAGGCCGGCGAGCCGCACGCGCTGATCCGGACGCGCGCGGCGGCAGATCGAGAATTCCGCCGCGCCATGGCCGCCTGCGGCGTCTCCGCGCCCACCCGGTGGCTGATGTGGGCCGGCGTCCGCCTCGGCGGCTGGATGTATTTCCGAAAGTGAGGGTGTGATGACTCCGTCCGACGTCGCATGGTTCCGCGCCGCCTATGGCGCCGAGATGGAGGCTGCGGTCTCCGGATCGCCGATCACCGTTGCCCATTTGATGGCTGTCGCCTGCCAGGAGACCGGCTATCTGTGGTCCGTGCTCCGGCGAAAGGGGATGTCGCCCTCTCTCATCGCGGCGCTGTGCTGCGGCGACACGCTCGACGACACCAAGGGGCGGCGGGCATTTCCGCGCAACGCGGCCGCCCTGAAGGCCGCGACCAATGGCGCGACGATGTTCGACATCGCCCGCAAGGCGATCCTCGACCTTGCCGATGTCGTCCCGGGCTATGCCTTCGCCCGGAAAAACCCCGACAAGTTCGCCCATGGCTTCGGGATCTGGCAGTACGATCTGCAGTTTTTCAAGGTCGATCCGGATTACTTCCTCCGCCGGCGCTACGAAAGACCAGGGGACTCCGCCCGCAAGGCCGTCGGCGAGCTGATGGGCGCCGTGCGCAAGCTCGGCCTTGCCGGCAAGGCGCGGCTCAGCGATGCCGAGTTCGCCCGCTGCGCCATCGTCTACAACTCGGGGCGCTACGATCCCGCGAAGGGTCTGAAGCAGGGGCACAGGAACGACGCCGGCAAATATTACGGCGAGTGCATCGCCGAATTCCTGACGCTGTGCAACGCGGCCCGCGCGCCCGATCCGGCGCCGCCGGAGGCCGTTCCCCTGCCGCCCGAGAAGCCGGCGCGTCCGGCGGACTATCAGCCGAGCGGCTACGAGGCCGAGGCGATCCAGACGGGTCTCAACAAGCTGGGCTATGCCGCGGGCGCGCCAAATGGCGCGTGGGGCCGCTTGACCATCCAGTCCGCATCCGGGTTTCAGCACGACCACGGCCTGCCGGTGACCGGGCTGTGGTCGGTGGACTGTCAAGCCGCGCTTGACCGTTCGCTCGCCGAGGGAGCGGTGGCGTCGGTCTCGGCCGAGCGCGGCAATGCCACGGCCGATGATCTCCGTGCCAAGGGCTCGACGGAGATCAAGGCGGCGGACAAGATCGGAGTGTTCCGCAAGATCCTCATGTGGCTTGGTATTGGCGGCGGTGCCGCCAAGGGAGCCGATGAGACCGGCGCCGTCGACAAGTTGACCGATCTCGTCGGGCAGGGTCAGCAGATCAAAAACCTCGCCGCGAGCGTGTCTGATCTCGTCCATTGGATCCTGCCGTACTGGCCTGTCCTCGCCTTGGCCGCTGGCGCCTATCTGCTTTGGATGGAGCGCGACATCATCGCCGCCCGCGTCGCCGCCCATCGCTCCGGTGCCAACACGGGGAGGTGAGCATGACCTGGGTTTCCATCGGGCTGTCGCTCCTCGGAGGTGCCGGTAAGGCGATCGGCGGTGTCCTGCGCGGGCTGCTTGCGAGCGAGGTCGGCCGGGCCGTCCTCATCGCGCTGGCGGCCTTCGTGGCGGGCGTCATGGTCACTGGGCAGCGTCACGCCACTCGCGAGGCGATCGCCCGCGCCGAGGCCGTTTCTGCGGTCAAGGATCGCGATATGGACATCGGGGCAAGTGCATCGCTCCGGATGGCAGCGACTGCCAGGCAGCTCTCCGCCGATCTCGAAACGGCCAACAAGAGGATCTCGACCTATGAACAGGAAGCCGCGACCCGGGCCGGCAAGGCTGGCGACAAGATGGGGGGCAAGTGTCCTTGCACTCTTGGCGGCGATCTCGACAGGCGGCTGCGCAAGTGGTGATCGGCCCCGTCTCGACCTCGACATCGGCCTGTCCAGAACCTTGCCATCGGTGGATGACGTCATCCCACGCCCGCCGCCATGCCCTCAACGCCGCGTCGGCGAGCCGCTCGAAGTGACGGTCGTCAAGGCGGACGAGTGCATCCACCTCAAGACCCGCGCGATCGAGGCTGGCCGCGGGAACTATGCCGGGGTCGCGAAGGATTATGGGGCGCGCTGATGGATAAGGACGAGATGGCGGAAGTGATCAAGGCGGCCGTTGCGCTGCATGTCCCCGCGGCCGTCGAGGATGGCGTCAAGCGCGCCATGCTGACGATCGGGATCGATATTTCCGAGCCGAATGCGGTCCTCGAGAGCCAGAAGGACTTTCAGCATCTCAGGTCCTTCCGGCAGTCGACCGACGCGGTGAAGCGGCACTCCATCCTTGCGATGATCACGATCATGGTATCGGGGATCGCCGGCGCGATCTGGCTGGCCATCCGGTCCGCCCCGCCGCAGATCAAACCGCCAGGGATGCCATGACCGACGATGACCTCGTGGCTTTGGTCTACCGCGCCGCCGACCGCGTCCGCGACATCGCCGCGAACCGCGGGCGCGACCCTGTCGTCATGCTCGTCGAGGCATTGGTGCGAATCGACCAAAGGGCGATCGAGGCGTGGGTTGAAGGCGAGGAAGCGGACAGGTAGTCATTCCGGATATTTGAGGCGAGCCCAGTGCGTCGGGCTGACGACATAGTGGCGCCAGTCGCCGTCCCAATAGGAAAATACCCACGTGCCGTCATGCTCCTCCAAAAGCTCGCTTGGGTCACTTTCGTCGACGAGAACCCATCTTCGGCGCGGGTCCCATCGACCAACAACAGGTCTTTGACGGCTTGCTCCGTCGCCGTCTTGATCAAGGTCGTATTCTGTCGTCCGACCACCGAAAAGAAGGATCCACGTTCCATCCTTCGGCGCGGTTTCAATTGTCTCGATATCCATGGCTGCTCCTTTTCTGCAATGGTGAACATGCCGGCAACAGAATGTGCCGACTTTCGCGCCGGACGCGACCGCTGCCGTTCTCGTGATGTGCGCGCCATGCGGCCGACGCTTTTCATGTAAGCCATTGAATTGGCGGACAGAGTGGGATTCGAACCCACGGTGGGCTTGCGCCCACGACGGTTTTCAAGACCGGTTTCGCGTCTGCGTCTGCTTGTTGGCAACCACTTGATTTTTCATGCGTTTCACGCCTTTTTCGGCCGCAAGACCGTTTGCGGTGTGCCGGGATTTGTGCCGGCGCGTTTGGCCGCCTCGGCCTGGTCGGGGGTCAGGAAGTCGAGATAGATCTCGGTCGTCTTGACGGACGTGTGGCCGAGGTGCTTGGACAGCGTGTAGATGTCCATGCCGCCGGCCAGCGCCTCGACGGCGAAGAGGTGGCGGAGGTCGTGGAACCGGAACCTCTGGAGGGCCGGGTCGGCCTTCAGCGCGCGGCGGCGGACGTGGCAGAAGTCGCTCGCGATCTGGCGGTATTGCGCGCCATCGACGTGGAAAATCAGCGGGCTCACCATGTGCCGGGGCTGTGCCGAGAAATGTGCCGCCGCCGCGTCTGACAGCCGGATCACCCGGCGCTTGTTGCCCTTGCCCACCACCGACATCGTTTTCGCCGCGGCGGCATAGTCGCGCCAGGTCATCCGGGCCAGCTCGTCCTGGCGGCAGCCGGTCAGCCATGCGGCGCGGATGAGGGCGCCGAGCTGCGGAGAGGCGGCGGCGATCATCGTCTCGATCGCCTCGTGCCGCGGCAGCACAATCGGGTCGCGCCGCTCCTTCAGCATGACGCGCTTCGACCTCGCCGGATTGCCCTCCCGCCAGTCACGCGCTTCGGCATAGTCGAGCACTTGGCTGATGGCCGTGAGGTCGCGGCGGACCGTCGCCGGCGACGCGCCGGCCTTGAGGCGTCCGGAGATCAGTGCGGTGATCGTCTTGCCGTCGATGCGGCCGATGGTCATCTCGGCGAGCCATGGATGGCACTGGAGGAGCGAGACGGCGTAGCGCTTGGCGGTGGCCGGCGCCATCTGGCCGTCGGCGTGCTCGGACCATGCATCGACCGCATCGGCCCAGGTGATGACGCGCTCGCCGTGCCAGGCTTCCGCGGTCAGTTCCTCGCGCCGGCGGTCTCGGGCCTTCCGAGCAAGCGCCCGATCGCGCGTGCGAAGGCTTTCTCGGATCTCCCGGCCTTTGACGGTGAGGCGCATCCACCAGATGCCCGCGCGGCGATAGAGGTTTTCGTCACCTGACATTCCTGCCCCCTGAGATAGGCTTCGATCCTGGCGCGGTCGAAGGTCCAAACCTGACCGATTTTCGCCGCCGAGGGAAGGTCGCCCCGCGCCGCCATCGCCTGCACCGCCCGCACCGTCACGCCGAGGATTGCCGCGACCTCGTCGGCGCGGATCCGGGGGGACTGGAGGGGCGCGGCGCGGCGGGGCATGGTCATCCGTGCCTCATGTCTCTTGCGATTCTTGCCGGGTTGGGTTGGATCGGCAAGTCGGTTGCCCTGTAGGCCCGGAGATGTCCCCGGCCCTGGCAAGTGTCGCAGGGATGATAGGTGTCAAGCCCGCCTGTGCTGTACGCGACAGATGCGAGCACCCAGCCGGATCCGCCGCAAGTCGGGCAGCAGACAATCATCATCCGTCACCGCCTTTCGCACCCGTCCATTCCGGGGCGATATCGATCATGGTGCGATATTGTGTGACGATCGAGAATCGTGATCTGGTCCACACGTCGA